ATATGAAAGCAGGAGGAAAGAGTCGTAAATCGGGAGGGGTATCAAAAAAGTTGATATCCAGATTACAAATGGAAATAAATGGTAAAGGTAAAAAATCTTGTGGGAGTAAAAAAGATGATGGACAACTTAAAGGTTTACTTAACACTACTGGAACAAAGAAGGATTGAACCAAACTTCTTTACTTCAGAAGCCTATTTACGAGCAAGTAAAGTTCATGTAGAGGAATATCAAGGATTACTTTGTGTCTTAGCAAATAAATGGAATGTTTTAACTCCTATCGAAATCCAACAAAAGAATATAACCCCAGTTTGGATTCTTTCTCCAATATGGGCTGCTCTTCCCAGTTTATCTTATGAACCACGATACCGTAGGGAGTTTTTAGACTACGAGTATTTGTACGATTCAAAGCAATTTAACGATTTATCTGGGCATAAGTGGAACGTATATCGAAAGAATATACGAAAGTGGCCGAAAGCACACCAAAATTGGCAATATTTAGACGTTACACCTACTACTAATCTACGACAGGTGTTAGACATAGTTTTGAAATGGACTTCTATCAAAAGAAAAGAAGTACAAGATTTTGATACAATTTGGGAATACTTTACCAAACACTTCGATCTGAAGCGAATGAAGATATTGTATAATGGTGATGGAATTCCAGTAGGAGTAAATGCTTGGGATGAAAGTTGGAAATACATTAACTTCCGGTTTTGCTTGAACATACCGGATCAACCTTTTATTCAAGAGTTTCTTCGTCATCAGTTTTATACTGATCCTGAAATACAAACATCGGGTAAACTAATTAATGATGGGGGAGTAATGGATTCTCCAGGATTGGAAAAGTTCAAGGATAAATTACATCCCGTAGAAAAACGAATTATTCATTCATTATTACCTGTATGAAAATGGAGTATGACTATTCAAATGTTTAATATAGATTGTATGGAGTTCATGGCTGACAAACCGGATAAATTTTACGATCTGGCTATTGTTGACCCGCCGTATGGGATAGGGGAAGATGGGAAACGTAATGCTTCGAGGGGTAAATTAGCAAAACCAAAAATATATAAACCTTACCAAAATGGGGATGTAGTACCCTCAAAGGAATATTGGGATGCACTCAGAAGAGTGTCTAAAAATCAAATTATTTGGGGGGCAAATTATTTCATTAGTAATATTCCTTTTGATTCATCTTGTTGGATCGTGTGGGATAAAGATAATGGTAAGAACGATTTTGCAGACTGTGAATTAGCTTATACAAGTTTTTCCTCCAGTGTAAGAAAATTTAGATTTAGATGGTCAGGAATGCTTCAAGGGGATATGAAAAATAAGCAAAGAAGAATACATCCTAATGAAAAACCGATTCAGTTATACGAATGGCTTTTGGTAAACTACGCTAAACCCGGAGATAAAATTCTCGATACCCACGGAGGTTCAGGCTCGATCTGTATTGCCTGTCACGATTTAGGGTTTGATCTGGATTGGTGTGAACTGGATGCCGACTATTTCGAGTCGGCAAAAAAACGGTTTGAAATATATAAAAGAAATGCCCCAACTGGTTTAGGTTTGGAAAAAACTATTACAAAAAATAAAGATTCATTAAATTCATTATTATCAATATGAAAAGAACAGATTTAGTACAGGCTTTAGAAATAGTAAAGCCGGGATTGGCAGGAACAGATATTATTGAGCAATCAACTTCCTTTGCATTCCTAAATGGTAGGGTGGCAACCTACAATGATGAAATCAGTATATCCCATCCAGTAGAAGGATTAGATATTACAGGGGCTATTTTTGCAGAAGAAATGTATGCTATTTTAAAGAAGTTGAAAGGGGAAGATATTGATATAAAACAAGAGGGGAATGAAATCATTTTAACTTCTGGTAAATCGGAAGTAGGTTTCATTCTTCAAAGTGAAATTAAACTTCCTTTAGAGGAGGTTGGGGATATTGGTAAATGGAAAAAATTACCAGATAATTTCCTGAAAGGATTACAGTTTACTATTCCTAACTGCTCCAGTTCATCAAGTGCTCCTATTCTAAATTGCATTCACATAACTAAGAAGGAAGTAGAAGCCTGTGATAATTATCGAATTTCCAGGGTTACTTTGGCGTCTGAATTTCCAACAGAAGAGTTTTTAATTCCAAAAGAATCTGCTCAAGTTGTTTTAAAATTAGCTCCTACCCACGTTGCTTTTGGTAAAGGATGGGTACATTTTGGTACTCCTGAAAAACATACTATTCTGTCCTGTAGAATAGTAGAGGAAAAATTCCCACAACTAAATGACCATTTAAATTTACAAGGAGATAAATTAACTCTTCCTGATACAATTTCAGAAATATTGGATCGGGCTTCTGTTTTGGCTAAAAGAGATAATGCTAAGACGGAGGATGTTTGTTTATCTTTTTCAAAAGGGGTATTAACCGTTTCTTCTGATTCGGAAAGTGGAAGTTGGTTCCGGGAAACTTGCAGAGTTAGGTTCTCAGATGAATTAACTTTTCATATCATTCCATCCTTTATGATAGACATTCTAAAAGAAACTCACGAATTGATAAAAGGGGAAAAAACGATAAAACTGGAAGGAAAGAATTGGGAGTATCTTGTTGTTCTTAGAATGAATGTTACCCAATGACAGAAGGATTTTTTACAAAGAAAGAACTTCAACCAACGTCACGGATAGACGGTAAAATTCGGTCGTGCGTTTCGTGCCAATTGGGTAAATGGTGTATTAATCCTAAAATGCCACCATATGGAAATTTCAAGAAAAGAATTATGGTGATAGGAGAAGCTCCAGGAGAAACAGAAGATCGAAGGAATAAACCATGGCAAGGAAAGGCGGGAATGTTACTTCAGGAAACAATGTCTTCATTAGGAATAGATTTGTTTGAGGATTGTATTAGTCTAAATGCCTGCAACTGTCGTCCAATAGATGAAAAGGGAAATAATAGAACACCGTCCAATTATGAAATAGAATGTTGCAGGAAAGAAGTGATACAAGCAATAAATCAATACTACCCTTCCATGATTTTATTGCTTGGGGGCTGTTCTATATATAGTGTGATAGGATACAGGTGGCAGAGGGAGTTGGAAGGGATAACTAAGTGGAGGGGTTGGACTATTCCAGATCAAGATTTCAAGACTTGGATATGTCCAACCTTCCACCCAAGTTATATACTTCGGGGAGGTAATCCTGTAGAACCATTGATTTGGAAAAGTGATTTGCAGGAGGCTATTAAAAAAGCAGAAATACCGTTGCCCAGATTTAAAGAACCAGAAATAGAAGAGATAAAGGATTTACAAACTTTAGAACAACAAATTAAATCAGATTTAATAACTTTCGATTACGAAACTACAGGAAAGAAACCCCAGGGGAAAAAACATAAAATACTTATAGCATCCATCGCAGATACTTTTGATCACGCTTACGCTTTTGTTATGCCTTCTTCTCATTCTCAACAAATGCCATTCTTAAAAATACTGGCAAATTCTCATATTGGAAAGATGTCTCATAATATGAAGTTTGAAGATAATTGGACAGAGGTTAAATTGAGATGGAAAGTAAAGGGGTGGCAATGGGATAGTATGTTAGCTGCTCATATATTAGATAATAGACCAGGGATAACTGGTTTGAAATTTCAAACCTACATTAATTTTGGGGTGGTGGATTACGACAGTGATATTCGTCCTTATTTAGAAAATCATAGTAAAGATGGAAATGCTTTGAATACTCTTGAAGATTTTATTAAAACGGATAGAGGAAGGGATATAACTTTACACTATTGTGCTTTGGATAGTATCTATCAATATAGATTGGCAATGAAACAAATGGAATTGATGAATTATTCTTTTTTACCTTTTTAAAATTCAGTAAACTATGAATGATGAAACTTGGTTAAATCACTTTGATGCTTCTAAAGCATCTTTTAAATGGTTTTTTATTCAGTACGGATTTGAAAATGAATGGAATAGATTGGAAGAATTACGAAAGAGAAATCAAGTAAAAAGAATGAAACACATAATGAATACTGTTTGGTCAGAGTTACCAGAAACAGTTTTCAATAGTAAAATGAATCCTGAAGGGTGGAGTAACTTTATAGCACTTTTAAACTAATTAAGAATAAAATCATGAAAGAAAAATTTATTATGGTAAAGCGTTTAAGGATTTTATCCAGTTCTATTTTTTGTTATTTTCCAGCAGAAACAAAAAAGATAACAGATCCAAGAAATCCTAAAACAGAATTTGAAATAGTAATTAAAACAAAAATTCGGGACGAAACGAATGTAATAGTCTTTGACACAGAACAAGAAAGAGATCATGCTTTAGATTTATTAGACATAGATATGAGAATGATATGAGAATATGATTCAGTGTCATCCAAAAACTTCGGAAGCATACCAATTATTTCATGATGGTACTTTAGTCTTGGCAAAAGCAGAAAGACAAGGTATTCGCATAGATATGGAGTATGCTGAGAAAAAGAAGAAACAATTAACTTATCAAATTCAATTGATAGAGGAAAGATTTATGTCCAGTAATTTTTACCGGCACTGGAAACATTCTTTAGGAGAAAGAAAACCTAATATCAATTCCAATCCACAATTAGCCAAATTCCTATATGTTGTCAAAAAGATAAAACCTTTAACTACTACTGAATTAGGGGATCAAGGAAGTACGGATGAGGATGCTTTAATTCAATTAAATATACCAGAATTAAATGACTTACTTCAATTGCGTAAATTAAAGAAAGTCAGAGATACCTATTTGGAATCTTTTATCAGAGAACAGATAGATGGATTTATCCATCCAGACTTCAATTTACATTTAGTACGCACTTTCCGTTCCAGTTCCAGTAGTCCTAATTTTCAAAATATACCTAAAAGGGATAAGGAATCAATGAATGTTTGTAGAAGGGCACTCTACCCAAGATTAGGACATCAAATAATGGAAGCGGATTTTAGTGGTTTGGAAGTTAGAGTGGCTGCTTGTTATCACCAAGACCCTCGAATGATTCAGTATATTGAAAATCCGGTTACAGATATGCACCGGGATATGGCTCAAGAGATATTCTTATTGGATAATTTTGATAAGAAAAATCCAGATCATAAAGTATTAAGGTATGCAGCAAAGAATGGTTTTGTGTTCCCCCAGTTCTATGGAGATTATTACGTTGCTTGTGCTTATAACCTTGCCTGTAAATGGGGACAGTTACCTAATGGTCGTTGGAAACCAGGTCAGGGAATACCTCTAAATGGAGGAACATTATCAGATCATTTATTAGCCCATAAAATCACTTCCTTAAATAAGTTCACAGATCACATTCAAAAGATAGAAAAGGATTTTTGGTATGATCGTTTTCCAGTTTACCGGAAGTGGAAAGAGCGTCAGTGGATCAAATATCAAAGATTAGGATATACTGAATCCTTAACTGGATTTATTTTTCAAGGAGTGATGGGAAAGAATGATGTTATTAACTATCCAATACAAGGTGCTGCTTTCCATTGTCTTCTATGGAGTTTAATTCAGGTTGATCAATACTTATCAAACAAAAATACAGCTATAATAGGACAAATTCACGATAGTGGCGTATTTGACGTTCATCCCGACGAATTTGAAGAAGTAACAAGGACTATAAAACAAACAACATGTTATGATTTATCTAAAGCCTGGGATTGGATTATTGTTCCTATGGAAATAGAAATTGAAGCAGCTCAAATAGATGAGAGTTGGGCTGAAATTAAATCTATACTTATATGATATTAGCATTAAAGTACCGACCAAAAACACTACAGGAAGTCAAAGGTAATGAAGAATTAGTAACTACCTTAGATTCAATGTTAAACGACAAAGAAAGTTGTCCTCACTCCTTTTTATTAACTGGACCAACAGGTTGTGGTAAAACTACTATTGGAAGAATCATAGCTACCAGATTGAATTGTTTTGGAAGTGACCTGAGAGAAATAGATTCCGCTGATTTCAGGGGGATAGATACTATTCGGGACATTCGTAAGAATAGTCAATTTATGCCTTTGGAAAGTGATTGTCGAGTTTGGATATTGGATGAAGTACAACAATTGACTAAGGATGCTCAAAGTGCTTTACTTAAAATATTGGAAGATACTCCTCCACATATTTACTTTGTATTATGTACTACGGATCCACAAAATCTGCTTCCTACCTTGAAAGGACGTTGTTCCCTGTTTACTGTACAGCCTTTGAATCCGGAAATTATGTACGGTTTATTGCGTAGGATAGTTCGATCTGAAGGAGAAATATTGGATAAAGAGATATATGATCAAATTATTTCTGGAGCTGAAGGATTGGTACGAAACGCTGTGCAGAATCTTCAACAAGTATTAGAGTCCGAACCAGATCAAAGATTAACTGTAGCAAAACAAGCGGAGGAACGAAGGTCTCAAACAATTGAACTTTGTCGCACTTTATTGAAGAAAGAATCTTGGAAGAAAGTTTCCAGTATTTTAGAAGGATTGAAGGAAGAAAAAGATGTAGAAAGAATAAGGAGGGCTGTTTTAGGTTATTGTCAATCGGTAGTATTGAAAGGGGGTGAGATAGACCGTTGTGGATTAATAATGGAAGAATTTATTGAACCATTCTGGAATAGTGGTTTTCCAGCGTTAGTTTTAGCGTGTTTACGAATTGTAAAATCATAAAAATTATGGAAGAAGAAAAAAGAAATCCTTATGAAAAGGATATGGAAATTGATCCAAATGCTTTAGACATAGAGTGTTTAGAGCAAGCCAATTTAATGCTCCGTTATTCTACTATTTGTGCTAATTGGGAACGGGAAGCAGCAAGATTAAAAGAGAAATTGGCTTTGATAGATGCAAAATTAGACGCAGATATTCGAGCAAATCCTGAAAAGTACAAAATAAGTAAAATTACAGAACCAGTAGTAGCAAATACTATTTTGACATTAGAGGAACATCAATTAGCTTGTGCTGAATACTGGGACGCTAAATATGAGCATGGAGTAGCTAAGGGAGCTGTAGATGCTGTAAGTGAAAGGAAAGACATGTTGGAGTCCTTAATCAAACTTCATGGACAGCAATACTTTGCTGGACCAAGTGTACCAAGAGATTTAGGATATGAACAACAACAAAAATACAAACAAAAATCAGTGGATAGAGATATTAGTAGAAAAATGTCACGTAAATAATAATTAATCTTTAATTTTTAAAAATCATGCCAAAAAGAGAAAGTAAATTTAGATCGCAGGTTGCCTCTAATTCTCACAGGGAGAAAATGGGTGCGGGCAATCAAAAGTATTTAAACCTGCCTTCAGGAGTGGATCTTTTTGATCCTAAAATAGATGTCAATTTGTTTGATATTATCCCTTACATTGTAAAGGATAATCATCATCCAGATCAGGACAAAAGAGAAGGTACTGCTATGCCCGGAGAACAATGGTACAAACGTCCCTTCTTTGTGCATCGCATTGGACCAAAACGAGAAATGGTAATCTGTCTTTCCTCCTTTGGAGAACGGTGTCCCATCTGTGATTATCGGGAAAAGAGGAAAAATGCCGGAGCAGAAAAGAAAGAGATAAAAGCATTGTATCCTTCCAGAAGAAATCTGTATGCTGTTATTTCACAGGAAAAAGGAGCATCCGACAATATTCAGATTTTTGATATTAGTCAGTTCTGTTTTCAGAAAGGATTGAATGATGAGTTGGAAGTGAAAAGAGAGAATGTTGTTTTTCCTGATTTGGAAGAGGGTAAAACCTTGGAAGTTCGCTTCAACAAAGAGACTTTAGAAAAAAATGAATTTTTGAAAGCAGTACGTTATGATTTTCACGATAGGGACGCTTATGACGAAGCAATCTTGGATGAAGTACCCTGCTTGGATGAATTATTTGAACATCCTACTTATGCAGAACTAAGGGACACTTTTCATATGTCTATCATTGATGAAGACTCAGAAGATGAAGAAGAAGTAGAGGATATTGCTCCTGCTAAGGATATGCCTACGTTATCAATCAGTCGTTTCAAAAGAAGGTCTGAACCAAAATCAGAGGAGGAAGAGGAAGGAACTGCAAAATCACCTAAATGTATCTTTACTGGAATCAGAGGGCAAATACCTTGTGTAGCTTGTGGAGGGACGGGATTAAATTCCAGAGGTAAAGAATGCCCGATTTGTGAAGGAACAGGATTGAAACCGAAGGCAAGAGAAGAATCTGCAATAGAGAGATTGCCTGATAAACAAGAATCTACACCAGTTCGTAGAACAAGACCCTCTTCTCAACCTATCCAAGAAAAGGAGGAAAATAAATGCCCTTACAAATACGACTTCGGAGTAGATGTAAATAAATTTAAGGAGTGTGATAAATGTGATGTTTGGGAATCATGTATGGATGCAAAAGAGGGGGTTAATAAATAGGGTTGGTTAGGAAGCGAT